AGAAAAAGACATCGGGGTAGCCAAACAAATCTTAGACGCTATCGGACAGCAGAACGAACACGAGGGAGCCAAGTGGGTTAAGTACTTTGGGGCGATTGCCAGGAAAAAGGAATTGGAAGAAAACCAGCTAAAGAAAGACAAATTAACAAAGTCCCGAAGAAACAAGGAGCAATATTATCTAATGTTAACCACCATGCTAAACGACATGGTGCCTTTATTGGACCGTCCCGGAAAAGGCTATGTCGTTTCTGCCAAAAAAACCGGCAAGGGAATAGAAGTGTCTTTATTTACCCGCTGGGGCAAGTTCTACAAGAAAGCCTTTACTCCTTCAGGGATACCTGAATATGACCTAACGGCGGTAATGACTATGGTAAATGCGGTTGAAGATACCATGTGGCATCTGGAAGAAACCAAGCGAACTGATTCGGGCATTTATCTGACATGAAGACCCCGCCTCCAACTAAAGAGGAGATTGCCAAAACCATCGAGGCTGAGGTCCAGAATAACATCCCCCTGGCTAAGGAAGTCCTACACCATAACCTATATAAGTTTAATAAACTCATCTTAAAAGCCGAGGAGGGCAAGGGCAAGGTACCTTTGGCTCCGTTCCATTTGGAAATGTGCCAGTTTGTAGAAAAGTACAAGAACAAGAAAAAGTTGATGTTACTTCCCCGGGGACACCTAAAATCTACCTTGATTACCGTGGGTTATTCTCTCCAGCAACTACTAGCTAATCCCTCGATTCGGATTCTTATAGGCAACGCTACTTATAACCTAGCCCGTTCATTCTTAACTGATATTAAACGCCAACTAAAGTTTAACGAAAACATTCATTTAATCTGGGGAGACTTATCTAAAGACCCGGAAAAGTGGAGTGAGAACGAAATCATGCTCGGGGGAATAAAAACCATGCATGGCAAGAAAGAGCCCAACGTCACCGCTATGGGGGTGGAATCGAACTTAACTTCCCAGCATTATGACTTGATTATCTTAGACGACTTAGTCAACGATAAGTATGTCAATACCCAGGAGCAGATTGACAAGACAATTAACTTCTACAAGGAATCCTTAAATCTTTTAGAACCCAACGGCCAGGCGATTATTTTGGGAACAAGATGGCGGGACGATGACTTGTACGGCTGGATTATGGACAAGGATAATCATGTCTTGTCTGACTTTGACGTGATGGTTAAGAGGGCTTATGAGGGCAATTTAGATGGTGAATATACCCTGCTTTACCCGGAGAAGTTTTCTGCTGAGCATCTCCGCCGTCTTTACCAGCAACAAGGCCCTTACTTTTTCTCCAGCCAGTATCTTAATGACCCAATCCCGCAGGAAGATGCTGATTTCAAGCGGGAGTGGTTTCAATATTTCGAGTACAACGATTTGAAGGCCAAGCCCTTAAACAGATTCACTATGATTGACCCGGCCTTATCCCAGGAGAAGTCTTCCGACTTTACGGCTATTGTCACCGTGGCCCTGGATGACCAGAACAATATTTATATTCTGGACGTTAGAAGGATTCAAGCCAAGCCCCAGGGAGTGATTGAAGAAATCTTCAAAGTTTGAGAACAATGGCATCCAATCTACATGGGAATAGAAGAAGTCGCTTTCCAAAAAGCCCTGCGTTATTCCCTGCACCAGGAGATGAATAAACGCAATTTATGGTTGCCGCTACGGGAGGTCAAGCCTCAGGCACGGACCAAGGACCAAAGGATTAGGGGCTTACAGCCACTTTACGCCAACCGAAAAGTGTTTCATAATAAAGGCATGGCCAACACGGTCTATTTGGAAGACGAACTCCTGCGGTTTCCGCTGGGCAAACATGATGACATTATTGACGCTCTCGCTTATGGGTTGGATTTCTGGTATCCTGGTAAGCGTAAGGTAAACGTGAATCGAAACAGGAGATATTTGTATGCCTGAGCTAAACATCAACGAAAAAGCCAAAATTAACCGGGACTATCATCCTGGCTCTAAAGAACAGGAATTGCGAAAGTGGGTTTATAAGCGAAAGCAGGACATGGAGTAT